GTAGCAGAAACCCTAATGGGAAAGCCTGCTGATTTCTTTACGAATGACCATATGCAGCGCGGTACTGAACTGGAGCCAGAAGCTCGCGCTTGGTACGAATTCCAGACGGACAACGATATACAAGAAGTAGGTTTTGTATTGCGTGATGACGGGCTTGTGGGCTGCTCTCCAGACGGATTAACGGATGGCGGGGGTGTTGAGTTTAAATGCCCGAAGGCAGAAACCCATGTCGGATATCTGCGCAAAGGAACACTGCCAACGGCATACGTGCCACAAGTGCAGGGCTGTATGTGGCTGTGTGAGCGTGAAAGCTGGGATTTTGCCAGCTACCACCCAGACATGCCGAAGCTATTGATCACTGTGCAGCGAGACTCTCGATTTATAGCCACACTTGAATCACTGGTCAATGAGATAAATACCCAAAAAGCCGACATTCTAAAAACACTTGGAGCCATGCAATGAGCACAAAGACTGCAAAGAAAGTTGAAGATCAGGACACAGGTATAGTTGAATTCAATGAGTTCGAAACCAATCTGGCGGAGTATAAAGCCAAATACAAGGACACGGTTTACGATCTGACAGATCCAACCCAGAACAAGCAAGCGCGATCAGATCGACTATCTATCGGGAAAACCATCTCCAAGCTTGACAGTGTACATAAGGCGGTAAAGATGCCACTTAAAGACCAAGTGGATTTACTGGATGGAGAGCGCAAGCGGATTAAGGACGGCTTACTGGAAGTCCAGGACAGCATAAAAAGCCAGATTGCTGAACACGAGGCAGTTATAGAAGCCAAAGAGCAGGACTTGCTAGGCAGGGTTGAAACAATTAAGGCTTTGGCTTTATTTTCCGACTACACGCCTGACTCATCTTACATACAGGGCCGCATCGAACAGCTTGAAAGCGTGGCAATTGATGAATCGTTTGAACATTACGAGGCTGAAGCGACATTCGCGAAAGTCAAAAGCCTAGAGTCCCTGCACGAACTTTTAGCAAGCGTAAAAGGACAGGAAGCCGAGCAAGCAGAACTTGAAAAGCTCAGACAGGAAAAAGCCGAGCGCGAACAGAAGGAACGTGAGGACATGATTGCAGCCGAAGCAAAAGCCACCGCTGAAGCCGATGCTGCTGAGCAGATCGAAAAAGAGCGCCAAGCAAAAATGATAGCAGAACAGGCGGTTATAAAAGCTGAGCAGGACGCCATAGCTGCGGAAACCCGCGCTCAGCAGGAGGCGTTAGACGTAGCTCAGCGCGCAGAAGATGCAAAACAGGAGGCTGTACGCGCGGCAGAACAGAAGGCAAAAGCCGAGGCAGAGAGTCTTATTAAAGCCGCAGCCCAGCAATTAGAAGCAGAGCAAGCCGCTACCGCAAAGCGAGAAGCCAATACAAAGCATCGTGCAAAGATTAACAATGCTGCTGTAAAGGCGATCACTGAAAATACAGAGATCACACCCGATCAAGCTAAAGCTGTTGTCACGGCAATAGCTAAAGGATTGATCCCGGCAACCGCAATCAACTATTAAGGGTCAAGCAATGAACGTAATAAATTTTACAGGAAGAGTTGGAGGTAATGCGGAAACACGTTTTACCAAATCTGGCAAAGCAATCACAAGCTTTAGTGTCGCGCTAGATGCTGGCTGGGGCGACAACAAAACGACCACCTGGATGCGCTGCAACCTCTGGGTGAACGTGGCGAGAAGGTAGCAACACACATCACTAAAGGCTCAATGATTGGCGTTTCGGGCGAGTTCTCCACAAGGGAATGGCAGAACAACGATAACCAGAATAAAACCTCCTGTGAGGTCAATGTAAACGATGTAACGCTGCTAGGCGGGAAAGACAACACGCAGCCACAACAGAAGTCACAAAACCAAACGGCACAGCCAACTTCAGATGGCTTTGGCGACTTCAACGACGATATCCCGTTCTGATATGAAACCCGAAAACCAACTCGGCCTACCTCTACCACTAGATCCTCGGCAAGTGGGCTTGATACGTACAACGCTGGATAGCGGGAACTTCTTAGTCACGCTGCAAGGTACAGACAGATTCGAGTTTTGCGATCAGTTGGTATCGATGGGTTTTATGTCGAAGATATTCTGCAAGCAGGCTATGAAGGCTTGGCAATTTAGTGTGACTGAAAGGGGAATGGAATGGAGATGAATCTGGAGGTCAACGCAGAGTATAGGGTTAAGTTCCCGTTCGTTATGAAAGATGCCACGAAGTTTGGTTTCAACGGCGAAGTTGAGGCTGAAGAGTGCTGGGTTCCGGGGTGCAACAACGAATACGTATATCCAGACGATATCGGAATGATTGCTGATGCCGAGGGTGAAATGGTTTTGACGGTTATTGATATTCACAAGCCAGGAAGATTCCCAGCAAGGGTTTTCTACACTCGAAAATTTATCAACCCAGACGGCGATGAGTTTGGGAAAAACAAACTGCATATGACAACTGTGCCAACTTTTAAACGCAGAGCTTCTGGATATTATTTTGAATACTCAGTTAAGCCCTAGCACCACAGGAGAAAGTTAAATGAGCTATCAAAACGAATTCTTAGCGACACTTGAACTGCCTACGTACATTCCACTGCTCTCAGACTTCGACTTGGCTGCGTCTAACCCATGCATCGGTCTGGTTGTATCGCCCTGCCTGCCTGTCGAGCCATACTTCCCGCAGTCAGATCCACCGCCGACTGGAGTTGATATTGTTTCCACAGCGTGGCTGATAGCTGGCGTTCTTGTGTTCTGGATAGGGGGTAAGTACGTATGAGAACAGTGAGCTGGTTTTCCTGTGGTGCTGCCTCTGCTGTGGCGACCAAGCTAGCGTTAGCTGCTGGCCCTGTCACGATTGTTTATTGTGAGGTTGTCGAGGAACACCCAGACAATATGCGATTTCTAAAAGACTGCGAGAAATGGTACGGGCAGGAAATAACCATATTGGGTAACGACAAATACAACCGCAGTATTTATGAGGTATTCGAGAAGACCCGCTACTTGGTCGGCCCTGGTGGGGCGCGATGCACTGGCGAATTAAAGAAGCAGGTTAGAGAAGAGTTCCAGAGGCCCGAAGACGTGCATCTTATGGGCTATACGGCAGAAGAGCAAGATAGGTATGACAGGTTTATTGACGCCAATAACGTCCAGTGTGACGCGCCCCTGATCGACGCAGGACTAACCAAATCAGACTGTCTAGCGATGATTGAGAATGCGGGAATAGAGCTGCCTGAGATGTATCGCATGGGGTATCTCAACTCAAACTGCCGTGGCTGCGTTAAGGCGACAAGTCCAAATTATTGGGTCAAAATCCGCGAAGACTTCGCTGAGTATTTCGAGCGTATGAACAACATGGAAAAAGAACTAGGGCGGTCTGTCTGTCAGATTTCAATGCCAGTAGTGAAGAAGCGATACCCTGAAAAGTACAAAGAACTGGGTAGCCCTGCGCTCACCAATGAAAACGGAAACGCTACACGCTGGCGACCTCAATTGCATGAGTTGCCGAGCGATATTATAGCGATGGATAACACGATTGACATTCAGTGCGGAATATTTTGCCAGATGGCTGAACAGGATTATGCGTAATGACTATTCGTATAGAAGGAGTGAAGTAGATGCCCTGCACCCCAATAGGAAACGGCATTGTATGCCATACCCCACGCAGCGACTCTGCCCGGTTACACGTAGGCAAAAAATATATCTGGATGGAGTTCCATCGCTATTGCGGGCCGTTCTTTGCAACTGATTCTAATATGGAAAATGAGTATGTGCCTGTTGATGAAAACGATCCCGTCTGGCGACCCTTTGAGAAGTGGATGGATAAGCGTAACGCCTAACCCACAACACCATAGGAGTAAGGCAACATGATCGCATACCACGGAAAGCAAGAAGTAAAAGATATCTACGTAAATAGAATGCAGGCCCATATGGATGCCGATGAATTAATACGTGGTACGGGCTTTGAAAATGGCAAGGGCTGCGCTGTTGGCTGCACTCTAAACAATTACAGCCATACTCAATTCGAGAGCGAGCTTGGGGTCCCTGAAGAGATAGCAAGGCTTCTGGATAGTCTGCACGAAGGCACTAGCTCTGAGGTATGGCCTACTCTGTCGCTGCGGTTTCTTGATGCTATTAAGCCCGGGGCTGACTTAACTAAACTCCCAAATCATATAAACCTGTTTATCTTGAACCGCAATAAAGTAAGGATGGCCGACCTTAAAGATTTAGATGGTGAGGTTCGCAGGGTTGTTATTGCTGCCATTGATAAATGTATAGAACTTCACACTAGTGAATTAGCTGGCGTAATTGTTGAGTCAGCAGCAAGGTCAGCAGCATGGTCAGCAGCAGAGTCAGCAGCAAGGTCAGCAGCAGAGTCAGCATGGTCAGCATCAGAGTCAGCAGAGTCAGCAGCAGAGTCAGCAAGGTCAGCAGCAGAGTCAGCAGCAAGGTCAGCAAGGTCAGCAGCAAGGTCAGCATCAGAGTCAGCAGAGTCAGCAGCAGAGTCAGCAGCAGAGTCAGCAGAGTCAGCAGCAGAGTCAGCATGGTCAGCAGCAGAGTCAGCAAGGTCAGCAGAACTAGACCTGATTGCTGAAGAGCTTATTCGGTTGCTTGAATCAGCATAAATTTATACAACACCATAGGTACAGTAGAGGAGATAGAAATGGATG